CAAAGAAAGAATATGGATTTAATTCATATGGTGCTGCCATGTAAGGTATCTTTGCAGGTTTAAAAGGATTAAGTACAACTCTAAGTAATCTTCCACCTGAGACCCATACATTAACTTGTAACTCTTCAAAGTCTTTTAATTCTTTAGGTATAGATACACCTTGTTCTTCTAACAAATCAGTATCTAACATACCCCAATATTCAAGTATTTCTAATCTTTCTACATAACTATCTTGGTTATAATCTATTAAATCATCTTCCCAATACTTTTTAGTATAGTTTTCACCTTCTGATATTACTTCTTCAATAACAGTATCTCTAAAATATGGTCTACGTTTTAATGCACGTAACTCAGAACGTGACATTTTATGTCGTTCTATTATATATTGTGCTTGTTCAATATTAGTACTATCAGGGTCAGGATAAAAATTCCAAACGGAGACATGGCTAACTTGAGGAATGGTTTTAAATATCGGAGAATACTCACCTTCTTCATTCCAGTTCGGATATTCTTTGTCAACAGCAAATGGTCCTTTCATTACTCCTGTGCCAAACAAGGACATCTCAAAAGCTGTGCTTCTAAGATGCTTGTTAGCATGAGACTCTTGCAGTTGGTCCATGATTTGTTTTTCCATAGACTTAGCTGCAATCATTGCAGGACTATATGTTATCGCTGTAGGAGTTTTCCCACTACCTTCTTTAAGGTTGTCCACATCCGAAAGCTTATCTTCCAAAGGTCCAAGCATATCTTGTAGACTCTGTGCCGTAGCTCCTTTAGGCAATTCCTTGCCATCCCCCATGAAGCCATAGGGAGAAACCACATCATCTCCATTATCTTGATTACGTAATTCTTGAGGTTCTTTAGGGTCGAAACTAACATCTTTAGCAACTCCTTCTGGTAATTCAGTTGGTTCTATACTTATAGGAAATTTGTTTCCTGCAAACAATACATCAGCTATTTGCCCATAAGCGGCTAATGTTTTTGTTTTAGTTATCTTTATAAATACTCTAGATTTTTCTGCTTCGGTAAATTGAACATCAGGTCCATATATACCTCTATAGTTTCTATAGGCACGAACCCATCTTGTTTCGTCATCGTATCTATAATCTTCTGACTTTTTAAATTGAGACATAACATGATTAGCTATGCCTTTGACTTCAGTATCCGTTACATCAGAATCTACGGAATCTTCTAATGCAATCGCATCATCTTCTATATTTATTTCGTCTTCAGCCATATTAATATCCAAACGTTGAATCTGCTACAGGCATACTCCTAGTAGGTGTGCCATGTGGGTCGTAATCAAATATACTAAATCGTGGTCTCGACATTATACCATACCTTAATGCATCGTACAAGTGGTCTTCTGCCCTAGTGTCTACATCTTCAGGATTCTTTTTATCCAAAGGTATAGCTGGTAATTGTGACACCATATTAGTACAGGTATCAAAGAACACTATTCTAGGTTCTTCTGTATACTCATCTACTTGCAAACGTCTATGTATCTCATTTTTACCTGATACACGACTACCTTTACTTCTATCTGAAGGTCTAAATCTACACCCTCTCATAATCATTTGTTCTGCTAATGAAGGTCCTGTGTCTCCACGTTTGTGCCATAGAGAACTATCTAAGACACCATACTTCATATTACCATCTTCAGCTTCTAATTCATTTATCATATCTGCCAAATCTGTGGCAAGGACTTTGCTAACGTAGAGTTCTCTATAGACAATAAGTTGTTCAGATGGTGAGACAGCAAACCATAACACTCCACTGTAAGAACCATACCCATAATCACAAGACCTAAATTTGACCCAATTACTAGGGATACGGAAAGGCTCAACCACGTGGATATCACGATTAAATTCCGTAAAGGCAGCACCTTCTTTAATATCCCAATCGCCCTCAAGTAATTGCCTACGTTGTTGTTCTGGCAATGAAAGCAACATTGCTTCGTAATCGCCTTCTCTAGAGAGATACGGATTGTCAGATAATCTTGCAGGGATAAACTTCCTTTTAAATAATGATTGTCCAGCTTTGCTATGTCCTGCTGGATACTTAAGTACTTCGCCTGTTTCAATATCTGTCGCATCGAATGTCTTTCCATAAGGAGCAGGGTCAATAAACATTTTTTTAACCCAACCATGTCCCGGACCTCCCGGGTTAGTGGTTGCTCTCATATAGATTGGCAAGTCTGATGATGCTGTTCTTAAACGTGAACGCATGTAGTTCCACGCAAAAGGAGTTGCCCATTGGGTTAACTCGTCAAAACCTATCCAACTAAATGCCAATCCTTGATATCTTAATACGTCATCGTCTCTGTCAAGGTATGACATCCACAATCTAGCACCTGATGGTGCTACCCATTGCATCTTTCTCTCTGACCATTTTATACCCTTCCAAATCTTAGGGTATATTTCTTGTGACTTCCATACTAACTCTCGTAGTTCTTCTGTTGTATGTCTTAATAGTAATCCACTAAATGATGGATGACCCATGTATCGGAGTGGGTCAGCAAGCATGGCATAACTTTTGCCACCACCTGCACTACCTCCATATAATACTTCTCTTTCACCTGCAGCAAGAAACTGTGTTTGAGGTCCTGTGTTAGGTTTAAATACTACGTTAAGAGATTCTTCATCATCTACACGTTCTACTTTTACTACACTAGGCTCTTGAACCTGTTCTTTCTTCTTCGATGGCTTTCGCTTTTTCGATTGCCTTCTGGGCGTACTCAGACCATTTTCTGAGAGTTCTAGCTTGGTTCTTACGTTGTTGCTCATGCATTAACCTTTTTCTTAATCCTACGTGAGATATTTCTCTACCTGTTTTTTGAGTAACCCAATTAGCAACTTGCCGAAAGGAATACTGCTTTACATATTTTCTAGCCATCTCAATGGCTTCAAGTTCAAAGGGTATCGGATTAAGTATGTCAGGGTCTTCTTCATTCTTTTCATAACCAAAAGGTACTATTCTTGATATACGTGGTATCTTAGACCACTCTTTACCTTCTTCGTCTTTTATATCTGTAGGTTGTGGTAACTTCCACTTGCCTAAACTTCTATTCACTATCTTCTGCCAACTTTAGCTTTTAATATTTTTATATCTTCTCTTAACCCTTTTTTTAATTCTGGGTCAACTGCTCTTTTTAAACTATTTTGTTTTGATTTTATTATACCATTTATTTCTTTTGTTTCTATCTGTTTTATTTTAGCTTTTAAAAAAGCTGTTTTTTTGTCTACTGTCTTATTCTTTATTTGTGTCTTAGACTTAAATGTTTTGTTTAGTGACGGTTTAATTTTACCCTTTGGTACAACTTTCTTAACTACTTTCTTTGCAACTTTTTTTGCTATTAAACTTCCTATACCACCCATTATTCTACTCCTTGTTTTTTGGAGGTAATATCATTACCCCACCTGATGCTTCTACTTGTACCTTTTCGGTTTTGATTAAACCTACTCTGTCTAGCAGTTCCTTGCTTGCTGAGAGCTTGTCTCGTATGCCAAGCTGGGTAGGGTCATCTACACCACTTACCATAGCCACAGCAGCCTTAGGTGCGTTTCTACCCATATATAGCTGTGTAGCTTCCATAATCTCTTCTTTAAGAGACTTAATTATATCTGTTGTACTAGAAGTTTCAGAGTATCCTGCAAGCACTTTAGCCTGTGCTACATCTCCACCTGCACCATCAAATAGCACATCAAGAAACTTCTGTTGTCTTTCAGTTAGTTGTCTACTCATACCGGTATATTCTCTCTATGATACTGCCTATCTACAATAGCAATTAAACGTTTAGCTCTATTAGGTGTTTGTTTAAACCAACGAGAGTTTTCCATCTCGTCTGCCATTCTATGCCAATCCAAATCTTCTACGGCAGCAATCATATTTTTAAATTTGGATAGTCTAGGTCTACCTAATTGAAAACACATATTAGCTAATACGTGTTGTATATCGTCAGGCAGATTATTAAATTGCGAAAATAATAGGTTACAATCTTTTATAGTCGTTTCTATGTCTTTCGCAAACCAGTCATTCACTTGTTCGGTTGGTATTGCAGTTCCTACAGGTCCTGAATATATCTCTTCATCCCATTCAGTAATAAGATGTCCTATACCCCCTGTTAAATGCCCAAGTGAACATCTATATGTTTCAAACTTTATACCTTCGTCTTTTGATATTTCTTCTTGTAGTTTTACTAAGTTCATTTCTTCCCCATAATTTTCATAGCCTGACCTGCACCTTTAATACCAAAGGATGCACTAATTGCTATAAATAAAAGATACTGATACCACTCAGGTAATGTATTTAATACCTCAAAGCCTACTCTTACATATTCTGTCATGCTAGGTACGAAGACTAGTATAGCAGGTAATAATAAAACAATCAAGGCAAATTCGTCTTTCCAACTTCCATCGGTTGCATCTGCCATAGTTTTTTCCCATTCTACTTCACCTGTCGCTACCTTTTCAGCTACAACTGCTTTAGCTCTAGCCTGTGCTACTTTAGCCTGACCATCTGCTTTGACCTTCTCAACCTTACTGCTCATCCAAGAACTAGCTAAATTTGCTATAGGTCCTATAAGTGCTGTAAACATTATTTCCCCTTATTAAATTTTGAGTCTATCCAACATTTACCATAGTACAAGATAAATAACCATACTGTAAATAACACACCTTCTACGTAGCTAAGTTCATTCCATGCATCTAAAACCATGTTTTCCATTATAGTCTCCTAGTTCCTTCGTTTTCTTGTCTTTTTCTTAGAGCTTTCACGTGCTTGTTGAATAGATAGTTTCCTAGCTTCAGCAGCGGCTTCGCCAAGCTTAAGTACAATTTGTCTTTTCTCATCTAAATCTCGCCGTTTTTCTAGCAATCTTTTTGGGTTGTTTAGATACTTGTTTACCTCTTCTAGTTGCTTGGCGTTTAGCAGCCGTACTGGCGGCATATTCTTTGTTAGAAAGAGCCTTAATCGCTTTTTCAGGTAGATAACGTTCACCGGTAGCTTTTGACCCTTGTGTACTAGGTTTACCACTTTTAGTTGTCCACTTCTGTTTTGTCCAATTCGCTAGTGACTTTTGTGGTGCTTTCATATGCTTCCTTAATTTCTTCTATTGTTCTGTTACATCCTATGCAGACATTCTCTTGCAACGTGCAGATGCCTATACATGGAGTTATAATCTACCTGTCCACTTAGCTACAAACCAAGCTGCTAATCCTGCAAAGAATATAATGACAATAAAACCTACACTATATCCTACGTATTCCATTATCTCTTCTTGACGTTTCTTTGCCATCTTTTCTTGATAACGTCTAGACTTTCTTGCTTCTGCTTGAAACTGTTGCCAGTCTTGCCACAATCCGGGTCTACCTAGATATATCATCATCTTCTTGAGTTCTTCTTCTTTTTCTTTTATCTGCTCAAGAGCCATGAACTCTTCTAAGTCTCCACCCCCTATACCTTTAGCTTTTTTCTTTTTAAGGTTTTTCTCTATGGCTTCTTTAGAAAATACAAAATCTGATATCTGTTTAGCACAACCTGAAAGTTCCTTACCGTTAGATATAAAACTCTTGATTACACCGAAGGCTGCATTTGCTGCTGCGAGTTCTGCTAACATTATCTTTTCCTTCTAGGTTTACAGTAGGCTGTTATCTGTAGATTAGCTCCTTCCAACTGTGGTACTGATGGTTGCTTGTGTAATCTCTCTGCAAAGTACAAACATCTATCTATATCTTCAAAGGTTTGTGTTTGGTCTACTACTCTTAATCCCATCATAAACACTAACACAAACTCAATCATTACCTCTCTCTGCTACTTTATCTTCGTGGCAGTCACAATTACATTCTTCTGCATCACATTCGTAACACTCGCAAGTATCACACTTATCCACGGTATCCTCCACCTTTGGCTTTGTATGCTTTAGCAACCATCTGTGCTTTTCTGGCTGACCATTGACCGGGAGAACCTCCCTTACCACCTGCTTTGATACGGTTGAATATGTTCTTACGTAATGTAGGTTTGGTGTAATTCCCAGCTGCATTAACTGTGCTTCCTCCACTTTTTAATTTAAGTGCTGATAATGTCTTAGCTTGACCTGCATGAGCTTTACTAGCTTTCTTTAACTTACTTGCTACTTTTTTTATTGTTCTTTTTGCCTTTGCTAGTGCCATCTCTATCCTCATATAAGTTATTAAATGTAGTATATGGGTCTAGGTAAGATTCATGTGACTCTGCTGAGTGTGTCCACTGTGATGGTGCAAAGTCTGGAGCACCTTCTCCTGTAACCCACAGAGCAGGACTTGTAGCTCTTACTCTGTTATTTGGCAGTGCAACAATGTTGCCTGTCC